ACAATTTTTTTGTTTGGTTATGCAAATGCGGGTAATGCAACAATAACAATAGACAACATATCTGTAAAAGAATATCTTGGTCAAGAAGTAGTTCCTGATAGTGGTTGTGGAAATTGGTTGCTTGAGCCACAGAGTACGAACTTAATAAATAATTCAGAACTATTAAACACATATTTTAGTTATAAAATAGATACAACAATAACTGACAATTATGGGACTTCGCCAAGTGGAGAAACAAATTCTTCAAGAATACAATTTGTAGACGATACTTCTTTTTGTTATAATGTAATAAGTGTATCAACAGACCATACATCAAGCGTATTTGTTAAAGGTGTTAGTGGTGAGACTGTAAGATTTGGTATTGGTTCAAGTGTTTTAACAGGTGATTTATTTACTTTTAATGGTTTATGGCAAAGAATTGATTTTACTGCATCAAGTGCAACTCAAATATTCTTTTCTAGTTATGGAGGGGCAACTACAAGGGACTTTGAAGCATTTGGTTTACAATTAGAAGCTTTATCCTACGCAACCTCATATATTCCAACTAACGGAGCAACAAACACTAGGCTACAAGATATTGCAAACAATAGTGGGAACTCTACTTTAATAAATAGTACAGAAGGTGTTTTATATGCTGAGATAGCAGCTTTGGCAAATGATGGGTTGACTAGAAGACTTTGCTTAAGTGATGGGACTTCAAGTCAAAAAGTATTAACTACATTTTCAGCAACAGCTAACAGAATTCAATTTGAGGTTATTAACTCAACAAATCAATTCTATAAAGAATATGTTTCAAGTGATTTACTAGATTTTCACAAAGTAGCTATAAAGTATAAACAAAATGATTTTAGTGTTTATGTTAATGGAAGTAAAATACATAGCACTACTAGTGGTAATGCACCTATTGGGCTAAGCAAATTATCTTTTGACAATGGAACTGGCTCACAAAATTTCTACGGAAAAGCAAAAGCACTAGCAGTTTACAAAGAAGCATTAACAGATGCGAATCTAAGATGCCTTACATACCCACCTGCTGTTGCAACGACATTTGATTTAGACTTTGATACTATTGCAGAGCAGTTTACTTTCACTAGAGGCTCAGAAGCTACGTTTGTAAATGAACAAGGGTTAATTGAAAGTACTGCAAGTAATGATGCACCAAGAATAGATTATTCAACTGGTGCAAAAGCATTTTTACTTGAACCTCAGAGTACGAATTTGATTAGTTATAGTGAGGATTTTAGTAATTCTTATTGGACTAAAAGCTCAGTTACTTTAACAAGTGGGTTTACTGCTCCAGATGGAACTAGTAATGCTTATAAAGTTGAAGGAACGATAGGTACATCTTATTTAGCAAATTTATCTGCAAATACATATACAAGAAGTATTTATGTTAGAACTGTTTCTGGAACTGGTCAAGTAAAATTACTTGGTAATCCTACTTTGTACGATGTAAATGAAGAATGGACTAGAGTTTCTTATAACACAGCATCAAATACTTATCAATTTGCAGTTGACTTTAGAGGTGGAACTAATATATCTGAAGTTTTAATTTGGGGCGCACAAGTAGAAAACTTACCATACGCAACATCGTATATCCCAACCTCTGGAGCAGCAGCTACTAGAAATCAAGAATTATGTAACAATGCAACACCAGTTATTAATAGCACAGAGGGAACATTGTATGCAGAGATAAGTGCTTTGGCTAATGATGGAACAATTAGATATCTATCTTTATCAGACGGAACAAGTAACAATAGAGTTACAATATTATATTATTCATCAAGTAACAATATAAGGATGATTGTGTCAAGTAATGGTACTAACTATGTTGACAAAAACTATGGTGTTTCATCGGTATTAGATTTTCACAAAATAGCAATTAAATATAAAGAAAATGACTTTGCTTTATGGGTTGATGGGATTGAGGCAAAGACAGATCATTCTGGAAATACTCCAATAGGATTAGATAATTTAAGTTTTTCAATAGGAGGTGGCAATAATTTCTTCGGTAACACAAAAGGTTTAAAATATTATCCAAAAGCATTAGCAGACGTACAATTAGAAGATTTAACAACAATATAATTATGAATATTTACAAGACAGTATTTGATACAGAACAACAAGGTAAAGACGTTTTAATACAAAAAGACGTTTGGCAAGAAGTAACAGAAGAAGGTGTTACATCGATGCAGTATATCAACGGAACAAAAGCAGTTGTTAATATCGGTAAAGTGGTAAAAACACCTGGTACTTATGATCCAGATGGAAAAGAAATAACTCCACCTGTATATTACCCAGGATGGGCTTATGATATCATGAGTACAGACGACTTAGACTTTGGCTCAAATGAGGTTTATCCAGGTGATGCTTCAGCGCATCAATTCTATGGATTTCCAAGAAATGCAGAAGTTCCACCACCAATTGAAGAGGAAGAAGTAATTTCAGAATAAATAGTGTAACTATATAGAAAAATAACAATTAAATTTAATCAAAATGGGAAAAATTAAAGAAGATCAGTTAAAGAAAGTGGTTAAGCAACAAAACGAACTAGCGGGTGTGTTAGGTCAAATAGGTGCTTTAGAATCACAGAAACATAGTCTATTACATGCTATCGCTGATATGAACGTGAAGATAGAAGAGTATAAGGTTGAACTAGAAGAAGAGTATGGTAAAATATCCATAGATTTATCTACTGGTGAGTACACTGAAATAGAAGACGATGAGTAGTATTATAAGAAAGATTAGTATAGGCTCTGATTATAAAAATGATGCTATGCATTATTCTATAGGTCAAGAAGTTTATGGTGGTCATAAAATAGCTTATATACTACTAGATGAAGAAGATAATTCTTATAACATACATATAAAAAAGAACAATGAGGTATTGCCATGGAAGAAGTTTAATTCTAACATGGCTATATCCATTGAGTACGATCTTCAGTATTAATGAGAAGTGTATACGATTTTATTGTAGAACCAGTAGGAGAGAGATACGATAACGAGTTAAAAGTAGGTGACAAAAAACTAGTTTTAAATTCTAAAATAGAAAGTCACAAGTTTATAAATAATAAAGCTAAAGTGATATCTGTGCCAATAGCCTTTAAAACCCCTATAAAAGTAGGTGATGAGGTTATTATACACCACAATGTGTTTAGAAGATACTATAACCAAAAGGGTAAAGAAGTAAACAGTAGTAAATACTTCAAAGATAATAGGTATTTTTGTCAGTTAGATCAGATATACTTATACGGTAAAGATAACTCGTGGAAACCTTTTAACAATAGATGCTTTGTAGCACCTATAATTAATAAGGATGATTTAGAGCTAAAGAAAGAGAAAAACCATATTGGAATACTAAAATATGGTAATAGTTTCTTAGAGGCTCTTAAAATAAGTAATGGAGACGTTGTAGGTTTTACACCTAACAGCGAATTTGAATTTGTCGTTAACGATGAATTATTATATTGTATGAAATCAAAAGATATTGTAATTAAATATGAGCACGAAAAAAACCAAGCTCAGTATAATCCAAGCTGGGCAAAAAGCAGTTGAGGAGTTAATAAAGGTAGCTAAAGAACCTATAGTAGATTCAGGTGATGATATAACTGCTGATAGATTAAAGAATGCTGCTGCTACAAAGAAGCTAGCCATATTTGACGCTTTTGAAATACTAACTCGTATTGAAGAAGAAAAAAGTATGATAAATGAAAGTGGTAATACTAAAGAGAAATCTTTTAAAGGTTTTGCAGAAGGGAGATCTAAATGATGTACGAGCAAACATTAGTAAAAACACTTGACGACTACATAAAACCAGGTATTGTAAAGAAAAATAACAGATACAAAAAGTGGAGTTATGGTTATGATATTGAGCATGACATAGTAATTATCAGCAAGGACGGTACTCTAGGTGAGGTTATACAAATACAAAACTTAGTTATAGGGTTACCTTTGGAACCTGAAAAGGTATATAAACGCTCTAACAAAAAGCAAGAGCAAAAATGGGAGAAGTTAGATTACCCTAAAGAGCTTTTAAAAATAAAGAGTGTATTTGATTGGGAGAAATACCCTAACGCTTTTAAAGAAAAATGGTATGACTATATTGATGAAGAGTTTAAGAGAAGGGAGCAGGGTTTTTGGTTCAAAAACAATGGTAATAGTAATTATATCACTGGTACTCACTATATGTTCTTGCAGTGGTCCAAGATTGATGTTGGGGCAGCAGACTATAGGGAATCAAACAGATTATTCTTTATCTTCTGGGAAGCTTGTAAAGCGGATGCACGGTGCTACGGAATGTGTTATCTTAAGAACAGGCGATCAGGTTTCTCTTTCATGGCGTCAAGCGAGACAGTTAACCTTGCTACAATATCCACAGATTCAAGATTTGGCATTTTATCAAAGTCAGGACAAGACGCTAAAAAGATGTTTACTGATAAGGTCGTCCCCATCTCGGTTAATTATCCCTTCTTCTTCAAGCCGATCCAGGACGGTATGGACAGGCCGAAGACAGAACTCGCTTATAGGGTCCCAGCCTCGAAACTTACCCGTAAGAAACTCGATGAGGGTATCGCGTCAAAGGATAAACAGGGGCTCGATACAACGATCGACTGGAAGAACACCGGGGACAACTCGTACGATGGTGAAAAACTAAAAATACTAGTACACGACGAAAGTGGTAAGTGGGAAAGACCTGATAACATACTAAACAACTGGAGAGTTACAAAAACTTGTTTACGATTAGGTAAAAAGATAGTTGGTAAATGTATGATGGGTAGTACCTCAAACGCTTTAGATAAAGGTGGTGCTAATTTTAAAAAATTATATTATGCTTCAGACGTCAGGGAGAGAAACCGCAACGGACAGACTAGCTCAGGATTATATAGTTTGTTCATACCTATGGAATGGAATTACGAAGGATTCATCGACGCTTATGGCTTACCTGTATTCGATACGCCAAAAGACAAAGTAGTAGATCCAGCTGGTGATATAATTACAACAGGAGTAATAGAGCATTGGGAGAACGAAGTTGATGGTTTAAAGAGTGATCAAGATGGATTAAACGAATACTACCGTCAGTTTCCAAGAACAGAGAAACATGCTTTTAGAGATGAAGCAAAATTATCTTTATATAATCTAACTAAGATATACGAGCAGATAGATTACAATGAAGAAGTTAGAAATAAAAGTTTAGTCACAAGAGGTAGCTTTCAATGGAGAGGTGATGTAAAAGATACAGTGGTTGAATTTAAACCAAATAACAATGGCAGGTTTTATGTATCGTGGATTCCGTCTATGAACTTACAGAACAATGTTATTGTTAAAAATGGTCTTAAATATCCAGGTAGCGAGCATATAGGTGCTTTTGGATGTGATAGCTATGATATATCAGGTACAGTTGACAAGAGAGGTTCTAACGGATCTCTACACGGTTTAACTAAATTTAATATGGATAATGCTCCGTCTAATATGTTTTTCTTAGAATACATAGCTAGACCTCAGACAGCTGAGATATTTTTTGAAGATGTGCTTATGGCTTTGCATTTTTATGGAATGCCAATACTAGCAGAGAACAACAAACCAAGATTACTGTATTATTTAAAAAGAAGAGGTTATAGAAACTTCTCTATAAATAGACCTGATAAAGCATATAATAAATTATCTGTAACTGAGAAAGAAATTGGTGGAATACCAAACTCTAG